GAGTCTCGACGTGAGCCTCCTTCTGGTTGAGGTGGTTTAAGGTCATGCCCTTCTTTTTTAGCAGAAGCTCTCCCCTTGGCGTTTAGACCGCCATTTGGGTTCTTGCCCTCTTTGCGTTGCCAAGCTGGAGATTTAGCCATGATTAATTCCCGTTAGCGATCAAGTAACCTTCTTGCGAAACTGTCAAAGCCGCAGTACCGGTACTAACTTTTGCTTGCAATTGGATGTCCGTTTTCTCAGAAACAAGCCTGGGCATTACTCGCTGTGTATGGTAGTTGTTTGTAAACGGAGCCACAACAGTAACGGTAGATACCCCTGCACTATTTGTTTGATAGTTCTGATATGTTGCAAAACCTGCGGGGTTAGCGTTCAGGCTGGTATTGATGTCAATACGGCTCAAGTAGAACGTGTATCCTGCGGGCACGGTGTAAATGCCCATCAAAGTTCGACCGTTGCCTGCTGCAATCTCTGCGTACAATGTTGTATCTGATGTGTCTTTTAGCGTAATGTTACCAGTAGGGGCACCACTAGCGACCGACATACTGTTGATACGGAAATAAGACTTTACTGTAGTTACAGCCGTTGTGCCGTTTAACTTGATAGTCTCAGAAATTTGGTTGTAATTCGCATCCAAGCCGTTGATGGTTATCAACGAAGTTGCATCAGCACCTGTGTTAACAGAGCTGACAAGGTGCATTTGAATAGCAGATGACGGAAAAGTATAGGAGGTATTACCTTCCCACACAGGCACAAACGATGTACCTACCGCTGTTTGATAACCATAAATGTTTAAAACACTATGACCATAAATTTGACCGCGTGCAACTTGCAGGTCAAAAGGCTCATACTTTGCTTGACGCGTAACCGAGTTGAATTGGTTATTGGTACTTGGAATACCATTTGGGCTTTGTGCCATAGGAAGCTCCTTAAATTAAGAAATGGGGGCCGAAGCCCCCAGGGGATTAATCTAAGTTACCGTATGGGTAAGTTGTCAAAGTACCAATGTTGTTGTCATTCTGAGCATAACGAACAACAAAGTTCAACTTTCCGCCTGTCGGTGCTGCAACGCTTGTACCTGTAATAGACAAGGTAAACACAACTTGTGACAAGAAAGATGGCTCAGCCACATATGGATTTTGCACGTCAGCAGTAGTAGCCAACATGTTGAGCAAGTTAGTGCCTGTATAAGTTGTTGTCAAACGACCTGCAGTACCAACGCCTGTGCTTGAAGAAATAACTGCTGTTGCATAAGCAGGTGTACCTGCTGCAGCTGTGTAGCCGTTAGAAACAAACACGCTTGTATTAGAAAGTGTTGCGCCGGACTCACCAGTAATTGCCAAAGGATAATCGACAATGATGTCAAAAATCTGGCTGTTAACTGGTAAATACATAACCGCGCCGCGATACACTTGTGTAGATGTATCTGCAGGAATTGTTTGCACAGTAGCTCCGGCACTGCTGTATGTGCTAGAAGGTGTGTAAACTGTACCGTTTAAATTAGGGATGTTATTGCCCCAAGCAAACTGACCAGAAGCACCAGAATAACCTGCTGTACCTAGTGTGGCGTTTGATAGGTCAATAAAGCAATCTTGCTCTAAAACTGTGTAGCCTACATTACGTGCGGCTGTGAATCTTTGGTCGCCAGATAGTATGGGACCGTTAAACGTGGAACGTGCCATTATAAGTTTCCTTATGCAAAAGTTACCTTGTTAATCGTTGCATCGTGACCCCTGGGTGGGTTGGCAACAAGGCGAAAAATCCCAGATACCTAACTATACACTAAATTCACTAAAAATGGGGACCGAAGTCCCCATTTATTTTAATACGAACTGAACATACCAAGTGGGTCAGAATAGCCGAAGCTATAACGCTCACGAGACTTGTAACGTACGTTACCTGTGTCGAAATCGCCGTCCATAGAGTTCTGGAGAGGAATACGCTCGAAGTGCTTCATACCGTTTGGCACGTCTGTTGTCAGGAACCATGTGTTGGTTGATGTCAAGAAGTGGTTAACGGTGTAGCCTTCAGGAATAGCGCCGTTGTTCTTGATCGCGTTAATGTCGTTGTTGTTTGTACCAACACGCAATTCTGTCTCTAAGAGACGAGTAGCAACGAACATTAATGATGGGGGAACAATGAGCTTCTTGGGGCGAGCTGCAATCAAAAGTCCACGCTCGTCTGTCCATGCAGCGATCTGGATCACGGCGGCTTCTAAGGAAGTCTCGTTCAAATCGGATGGAGTTGTGAATGTGTTGGCGTTTGTACCGCCGTTGACTAATGGGTGAGCTGTAGAGAACAGGGCTTGTCCATCACCGCCTGCGTAGGCAGCGTTGTAACCGTTGTTCAAAACTGAAGCTGCTTTAACCTGCTTGGTGTACGCCATAGCACGGGCAAGAGCCTTGGTATAACGTGCAGACAAAGAGTCATACAAGTTATCTTCAATCGCTTCTTCAGTGATTGAGAATCCAAGAGCGATTGTCTCGTGGTTGTAACGTGCTGTCCATGCTTCTTGCGCATTGTCATAAGCAAGGGCTGAACCCTCGTTCTTGACTGGTGCTGCAGAGAAACCTGACAGTTTTGTTTCTTCTTCGAATGAACGCTCAGAAGTCTCTGTTTCGTAGATTTCTTTGTGCTCTTCGCCGTATCTTGCGTACTCAAGTCCGAACAGTGCGTTCAATCCTGGGAGCAATTCCTTCAATAGTTGTGCGCGTGAAATAGCCATTTATGTGCTCCTTGATTAAGCTGCTGTTGCGTTTAAGTAACCGTGGTAACCAAAGTTCCACTGTACTTGAACTTCTGGGTAACCGACGAAAGACAGTGCTGTACCGCTTGCAACTGTAATAGCTGCAGACAAAGTAACAGTTGTTGAGCTTACGTTAGTTACAGTTAAGAAGTTGCTTGCGAGTGCGCCAGTAACACCAGGAATAATCAACTGCATACCGGGGCTGATCGCTGTGTTAGCGGCAGTCAAAGTAAGAGTTGTGCTTGAACCGGATGTAGAACCAACTGCAGTAACAGTAACTGCTGTATCTGGAACAACGTTAACAACACGGAAAGGTGCTGTAGAGGTATAACGAGTATTACCTTGTGTACCAGAAGTAACGACGTTACCTGTCAAGCCCATTGCTGAGTCGCCAGTTGTTGTGTTACCAGAAGCTGAACCACCGTTAGAACCGTTTGTTACCAAGAACATGTTAGACCCAATGAAAGATGGGTTTACATAACCGATGGTAGCGCCAGGTGTGTTAGATACAGAAGATGTACCTTGTGTGAGCACAGCAGCTTGGAATACAGCATAAGGATCGTCAATAACATAACCTTGCAGACTGTTAGGTCCATAAAGAGTGTTAGTGATTGTGTTAGCTGCATAGAACTGTGCACGGACTGTTTGGCTCATTGAGTTGACGTACTGAGCGCCAACAAAAACACCAATAGTACCAGCGACAGGCGAGTTTGCTGCGCCAAGTGTAGTAACGACTAATGAACCACCACTTGCTGTAACAACGTCACCGTTGAACAAGTTGTAGCCATAGCCAGAAGCGATAGGAATGAGTCTGGTAGAACCAGCGTCCACTCTACCACCTGACAGACTTACAGGCTTTAAGCCGTAAGCTGCGGGAACGATAGGATATGCCATTTAGAACTCCTGAGTTTATTTAGTACCTAAACCAAACCCGTTGCCTCTGGAACTTGTTGACTGGCGTTCAGAAAACAATTTACCGTATTGGGGCGCGGATTGGTTCTTCAAAAAGTTGTTGTCTACAGACTCCATCTGAGACTGATTTTGCTTTTGATAGTACTCGTCCATTGCTTTAACGCGTTCTGTAGGCATCTTGCATAGCATTAAGCCTCCAATTTCCACGTTGCCGCTGGCGTTTCCTTCAAGCATCAGCTCGGGATGGTCAGTTGCTTTCACAGGTTCCCAACCGTCTCTGCGTTTTCTAGACACATTGGTGGGGTCCGCAATACTCATTACGTGGGTAGCAATCCAGCGGAAAGACATACCTGGTATGGGTGTTGGATCGGGCAACTTACTCGATGGTGTATATACATATCGAGTTTCTTTTTCGCGTGTAACATTGTCACGGGGGGTACGGTTATCAGCCATTTTGTTTCTCCAATTTAATCATTTCAGCGTAATAGACTTTGGGGTCTAGCTTGTACTTCTTAGCTAATGCCATTTGCGTGGTGGTTAACTGGACTTTTTTAGTACCAGTACTCCGCCCAGCAGGGGCAGTAACGGAAGGTGTTTTCTTTGGAGGATCGGCTGTAGCCGTAGCCTCTCCAAATATTTCAGGAAAGGTCTTTTTGATGCGAGAGTCTATAGTCTCGTAGTACTGATCTGTGCGAGGATCAACCCCGGAGTTCACTAGTTTCTGGTGCAGTCCTAGTGCAAAACTGGTAATTTCTTCAAATCCAGGTTGTCCCCACCACTGGTTTTTTGCTTGCCAGCGCAAGAGCTTTTCATCGCGGTATGGTTCTTGGACTTGTTGTGGAGCTGAATATACATCATTTCTTTCAATCTGTAAAGGGGTCGGACGAAAATTTTTCGCAGCCTCCACTCTCATCTTGGCTTCAGTCAACGCTTCTTGCGCAGCAATGATGGCATCGGTATCAAATGCTTCCTGTGCTGCTTTGTACTCGCGTCTGGCTTTATCAAGCTCTGCTTCAGCCGCAGTCTTAGCCATTTGTGAAACTTGCTCTGTACCAGTATTGACGTATTGTTTGAGACGTTTATTCTCATCCGCCAATTGCTGAGCAAGTCTGTCTAACTCTTGACGTTCACGCAAAGCCGCTTCCTTAGCGCGTCTTTCGTCATGTCTTGCATGAGTCAGTTCTTTAATTCTTTCCTGTGCGCCCTTGGTGTATTGGTTAATCTCCTCATCCGTTGGGTCAAGCACTTCACGGTCTAGTGGCTTGCGCCCTTTGTCCCGTTCGGGTGTGTCATCAATGACTTCAATCTCAAAATCATCGTCATCATGTGTCTCTAGGGATTTACCCTTATCTTCAATTTCGTCAGGAAATTTGAATTCCTCGCCTTTAAAGTCTGCCATAGTTTTTCCTTTTTATGCGCGTGTTATGCCGCGGGGGTCATCTACAACACCGTCAACCTGATCATCATTGATGAACCGGAATTCGTTGCCGTAAATCTTGAAACGCGTACCTGCGTAGGTACGTACCATTACGAAGTCGCCTTCTTTGCACCAAGGCCCGCTTGGGAACTTGGTCTTGTCTGCGTATGCA